GATGTGTGTGTGGATGATGAGGAGAGAGATTTCTGCTTCTTCAAGGTCCCAGATGTGCAACCTCACACGAGTATTGTCAACCAGTTCGTCACGTCGACTTTCGTGGCGGATGTAATGGCTGATTATAAGAGGGCTTTTTGGATGAGAATTGTACCGCAGTATGATGCTCATCCAACGTCTCCCTCAAAAGCGTGTGGTGTGACTCATTACATGTCTGGTTTTAAAGGAAAAGTTGTGAGGAGGATCTCTGGTGTGAGATCAGTGTATCCGAATTACGTTGGGATGTGTGGGGCACTAGGATTTATTCATGATGGTCCAGTGTCTGAAATTGGAAAAATTTTTGGTTTTCACTCTGCGGGGCGTGTAGGTCAGGGTCCACAGGACTCTTTCTGTACGCTTTTAAGTCGTGATGACTTGAAAAGGTATCTCGGTCGTTTGAATGGCGTCCCTGAGCCACAGAGGTCGGATGGTATCGTGCCTATTGGTGAGGCGTCTATTGCTAACTCCATGTGGACGAAAGGAAACCTTGTCTTATTGCCATCCTTGTACCCGATGAAACAGCCTACGAAAGCTGTTGCTCAGGTCAATGACGTAGAAAATTACATCAAGGCGAGAGCCAAATATAACAAAAACATTGGATTGATAATTTCTCCTGAGGATCGTGAGATCTATCAGGCTTGCGTAGTATCGGTGTTCGATACCTTGTTTGATAAAGCGAGGTACCCGATGCGTGCGGGTCTGTGTGATTTGAAGAGTGTGATCTTTGGTGAGAAGGATACTGAGTTGAAAGGTATAAACCTTCAGACCTCTGCTGGTTATCCAAATGCTGCTCAAGGCATTAAGAAACACCGGCTTATAGGAAGGTTTATTGATGGTGTGTTTGAGACTGGTGATATGTCTGAAGAGATGCGTCAGTCGGTTGATGAGGCTATTGAGAAAATTAGAAATGGTTGTCTTCATCTTGGTTCTCAGACCAATGTGGTAAAATATGAGCTTCTGAATGCTCAAAAAGCTGAAAATGGAAAAGTGAGAGTCGTCCATGGAGTCGCGACCTTGCGTCACCTTATAACGATGGTTCTTTTTGGAAACTTTGTGGAGTTTCTTATGGCGAATCATAATCAGAATGGCTGTGCTTTAGGCCATAACATGCTTGGTGAGGATGCTGATTATATGGCAGAAAGACATCTTGGGATGTCCTGTGGTGAGGATCTTACTACTGCTGGTGATTACAGTGGTTTTGATGGGAGCCTTACCGATCCGATCCTGGATCCGATTCTTCGTGAGTTGTGTAAACGTTGTTGTGTGGAGGATTCTTTGGAAGAGAGGGTCCGGAATTTGGAGATGCGTGAAAATTTCTGTATGTCCTATTTTAGGACAGTCCATATCAGAGGAAAAGAAGTAGAGTTCATGGAAAATGGACTCTCATCTGGTGATTCGTTGACATCTCCGATTAACTGTATCGTGAATTTGGCAAACATTAGATTCGCAGCCTGTAAGACTGCGGGTACTATTGGTATCCTTGCTGACTTCGATCAGAATGTGGAGCCTGATGTCCTTGGTGATGATCATATATTCACCACGTCTCCTGAATGGAGGAATGTGTTGAATGGAAAATCTATGGAGGAGTTCATGCCTCTTATCGGTTACAATTACACGAATGAGAAAAAGGAGGGTGAGATTCTTGCCCATCGTTCGTTTTTCGATTGTGAGTTTTTGAAGCGGAAATGCGAGTTTGAGCCGGTACTCAATAGATATGTTGCGAGGCTTGATCTTGATACCGTATTGGAGATTCCTCTCTGGACACGTGCGTTAGGTCAGAATTATGCCCCATCGATTGCTCAGGCAGTGCAGAATGCGGATACTTGTGTGCGTGAGTTGTGTTTCCACTCTGATGAGGTGTGGGATGAGTGGTTGCCAAAATTGGAAAAGATGTTCTATCAGTACGAATGGCGTCCAATTAGCCGTTCGCGCAAGGTTTGTCTTGAGAGGTTTTGGGACGTTTACGATCCTGAGATCTTTCATATGGAGTTATGAATACCACTATAGTGTGTTCCCTCTTTCCTCGAGGGCAATTGGACGTTCCCATACGAAAGTTGGTAAAGCTGTGACTACAGCGGTTGGAGTATTGCTTCTTGCTTGACACATCAAATTTCTGGATGTAAGTGTCTCTGTATTGGCTTCCAATGTACTACCGTGTCTATTTAGACTTACTGTAC